AGTGAAGTATTACAGTACAGATAACAAGCTATTTGATAGCAACGGGAAACCATACGACCCACAGGAAGTAGCGGATAAAATACGTAAAGCTAAAGCACAAAAAATACAACAGATGCAGGACACCTACGGATATGTATTTTGTGAAGACTGCGGGCGTAATGATTGCCTTCCTGTTGATTGTAGCCATGATCTACCAGTTAAGAAATGCAAAGAAACACGGCAGGTAGAACTAGCATGGGATATAAACAACATTACAATGCGTGGTAGACGTTGCCATGCTAAACACGATAAACTGTATTGATAGGTGTTCATTATTTTGATATGTTCAAGAAACGTGAACACTGTAAAAAACTAAACTGTATTAACTATGGAAGAAGTAATTGGGATTATAATGGCAGGTATTTTATACCTGTTCATATTCTATGCCACATGGTCTGATATGGCTAGTGAATCTAATGACCAAATAGAATGCATAGAGGGTAGGGTAATATACCAGCCCGATACTACTACTAGCTACGTAAAAATTGAACCATGAAACGAACAATATTTAAAGGCCAGCATATGAGCTGGTTCCCGTGGCCAAATAGGTTAAAAGGTATAAGGCAGTAACTATTGAGTTTAGTGCTATTCATGGTATTGATGTAGGTGTTTACACAAAAGATAATAGGCATTATGACCTAAAGGGATGGCAACTACCCGATAACGCATACATAGGCACAGGCTGGATGATAAGCCCGTGGTTTGGAGGTCAGGAAACAGCACAAAAAAAGATGGTATTCAATATTGAGCATAAAATTTAGTATATTTACACTATGAATAAGCTTCGCGCCATATGGTACTTACTACGTTCTACAAGTTGGATAGTAATAACAGCCCAAAAGGATTACGTAAGAACCTATGCAGACGTACAGGACACCGATAGGGATGACATCATGGAACAGGTAAGTGAACTATATGCAGAAAGCCACGATTTACAAATAGAGTTCAGTGAGAATTAATGGCAAAAGTAACGCGCAGCAATAGGGAAGGTAAAAAGTATAAGGTCACCTACCAAGGTAAAGACATACACTTTGGAGCCAGTGGTTACCGTATAAAGCCAGGCACACCTGCGGGTGATAGCTATTGCGCACGATCAGCAGGCATAAAAGGTGCAAGTGATAAATCTACACCTAACTACTGGGCAAGGCGGCTATGGGGATGTCAAGGCACTAAATCAGTAAAAAGCAAAGCACTAAAACTACCGTAATGCCAATAAAAAGACGCAAAGGTGAAAACCTGAGAACATTTTTAAGCAGGTGCATAAGAACCGAAGTAAGATCAGGTAAGCCACGTAGACAGGCAGCGGCTATTTGTTACAGTCAAATAAGGAAGTAATGGCAAGCAGCCTAAATTTGATAATATGAAGCTATCAGACATAAAACCAAACCCAAACAACCCACGGGTAATAAAAGACGATAAGTTTAACAAGCTGGTGCAGTCTATTAAGGACTTCCCTAAGATGCTTGAATTACGCCCTATGGTTATTAATGATGATAACATACTGCTAGGCGGTAACATGCGCTTAAAAGCCTTAAAAGAACTAGGATATACCGATATACCGGATGCATGGGTAAAGAAAGCCAGTGAACTTACAGGGGACGAACAACGGCAGTTTATTATTAAAGACAACGTAGGCTTTGGTGAATGGGATTGGGATATGCTGGCTAACGAATGGCATGCGCATGAGTTAAACGAGTGGGGTTTAACTATACACTCATTTGATGAAGATTTACAAGAACCAGATTTTGATGAATTGATTGGTGAGGATAAAAACAAGCCGCCAACAATGAAAATCACGTTTGATAGTCCTGAACAACTACAAAAGGCAGAAGTAGATATACGTGAATTGCTAGACCGTAAATATGAAGGTGCTTATTTTTCAGTAAGTGCAGGTGAAATATGAGATTAGAGAAAGCATCACGAAAAGCTGTTGAGTATGCTTGCAGAAAGTATCATTACTCAAAAAATGCACCACCTAGGGCATATGACTTAGCTTTTAGTGTTTTTGTTGATAATTCCTTTTGTGGTGTTATTTGTTACGGAAGAGGCGCCACAAATAACATAGGAAGTCCATATGGTTTGACTAGTGGTGAATGTATAGAGTTGATTAGGGTAGCATTAAATGGAAAGCAAGAGATAACAAGTAAGGCTGTTGCTATATCGCTTAAATTAATCAAAAAGTACGCTCCATTAATCAGATTGGTTGTTTCTTTTGCTGACCCAGAACAAAAACATACAGGTATTATTTATCAAGCCACAAACTGGTACTACAATGGAAATACAATACCTGCCGATGAATATATTTATAACGGTGTAAGAATGCACGGTAGAACATATCGCTCAAAAGGTAAGCCAAATGGTGCCAAAAAAATAAAAGGAAGTAGTAAGTTTAGATATATTTACCCACTAGACAAAAGTTTAATACCTTTATGTAAATCATTAGCTAAACCATATCCAAAAGAAACAAGCGTTTAAAGCATAGTGGCGATGCACTGTATTACCAATACAGAGAGGGCAGTTCGATTCTGACCTAAACGCTCAAAAGATAGCAATCTATGGCATACAAGACAAGCGAGTTAAAACTTCAGGCATTAGAAGCAATAGAGAAACACAAGCTGTTTTTTATTGAAGATGTAGTAGGTTTTTTACCCTGTGCGCGGTCAACGTTCTTTGAACACTTCTCGGACGAATCGGACTACCGTAAAGAGATAGATGATGCACTAAATAAAAACCGCATTGAAGTAAAGGCCAGCATGCGTAGTAAATGGTATAAAAGCAAAGCATCAGCATTACAACTGGCACTATACAAGTTAATCTGTACACCAGAGGAACGCAGGGCATTAAGTATGCAGCATCAGGAAATATCAGCAGAAGTTACAACCCGTCAACTAATAATAGAGTAATGAAACTACTAACACTAGTAATAACAGGCTTCATATTATTCTGGTATCTTTGTATTGCAGCCATAGGGCTGTATCAACTAGTATATGAGAATAAAAGCCAATAGCGTATATAAGCCCCTATTCAACAATACAGACCGATATTTAGTATTAAAGGGTAGTGCAGGTAGCGGTAAGAGCGTATTCGCCAGCCAAAAGACCATAGTACGTTGCATAACAGAGCAAGAGCATAGGTTGCTGGTTATACGTAAGGTAGCACGAACACTAAAGGAATCCGTAGTACAGGAACTAATCAACCGAATCAATGAACTAGGCATAGGCCACGAGTTCACATATAACAGAAGTGAGCATAAATTTACCCATAGCCTAACAGGCAACGAAATATTGTGCATGGGTTTAGATGACCCTGAGAAAATAAAGTCAATAAGCGGCATTACGTCCATTTGGGTAGAGGAGGCAACCGAGTTAAGTAAGGAAGACTTTAGCCAGCTAGACACCCGTTTACGTGGACACACGGCCAACTACAAACAGATAATACTGTCATTCAACCCTGTTGATGTTCACCACTGGATCAAAGACTACTTTTTTGACCAGCAATGGCCACAGTCAGGCCTAAATAGAACGTTACTAGAAACCACATGGCGCGATAATGAGTTTTTAGATGACGACTACAAGCGCGTGTTAATGGCTAAGGCTAACATAAGCAAGAACCATTACCAAGTTTACTACTTAGGGGAATGGGGTAAGCCAGAGGTACTAAATCCGTTTATGAGCGCATACGACAGCGCAAAGCACGAGGCAAGCGTAACCCTCCAGCCAGACCGCCCGATAATAATGAGTGTTGACTTTAACATAGATCCCTTTTGTGTCAACTTTGCCCATGTGTATAGCGATTCAGACGGTGACCATTGCCACGTGTTTGATGAGATAAGTATTTACAAGGGTAGCATACCGGAACTAGCCGACAGGGTACGCGATAGGTACGGGGACTACCTGTACTACATGGAAGTAACGGGCGATAGAAGTGGAACAAATAGAACACTAGGCCGCGATAATCAAAGCTACTTCCAGCAATTGCAAAACGAATTAGGGCTAAGTAGGAACCAGTTCAAGCTACCACCAAACCCAACACATAAGAAAAGCAGGGCACATTGCAACTATGTTTTATTTCACCACCCCGACTTTAAGATTAACCCGCAAACATGCCCGCAAACGGTATTTGACATGCAGACGGTTGAGTACGCTAATGATAAGATAGTAAAAAGCAACAGGGCAAAAGATGAGCAACGTGCAGACCACTTGGATAACGTGCGCTACTTAATAAATACCTATTTGCGTAACTATGCTATCGGTAAATTTTAGTAATTTAGTAGTATGATTCCACTAAGAAACCACGAGTTTAACCACGGGGTAATGAAGGGCTTTTACCAATACTTCAAGATATATTCAAAAGACCCTATTTACCAAAATGAGAAACTAATGAATAGGGCGGTATTACAATCGTCGTATGATGTTCCTGAGTTTCTGAGGCACCTTATAATTAGATACAGGCCTAAGTTTCACTACCAGATATACGACATTTACACCGATGCACTTTTACTCAGATTGCTGTACCCTCAATTAGTTGAATTAAATAAAGACGTAAATGTTATTAATGCGGAACTATATCCATTGAGCAGGGTTGACGATCTTGCGTTAAGACACACTAGGGATGCAGACGATAGGCGTAAATACAGGTTCATTAACAATATACACCAAATGTACGCATCAAATGACCCTACTTGGTCAATAACCGCACTGTCAAACATAGTTAAGAATAGTTTTTTTGAAGCACTAGAAACTAACTTTGGTTCACAAGATAGATGTGAGGCGTATGCTATTGAGGATGTCAGCCAGCAATTCAAAAAACAGCTTGAAATATTAGGCGAATAATTCGTATTTTTACATTATGAGTTGTCCAAGTTACATAAATACAAAGCCGGTGCCGGTATGCTGCGATACGCTAACCATAGGCACTATAACAGCCCTTAACACAGATGTAAAGGTTTACATTACTAAAGCCAATGGAGCGCGTATAGTGCAGGAAACCACCAGTAGCGCGGCAGGATTGGTAACACTGGATATGACCGACCCCGAAAGTGAGTTCTACAATGAATATGACGGGCTATATCTGGTAAGCATAGGTACAGACCTAAACAACCTATACACTATTACTATTGGCAGCGAAACTAATACGGTAGTGGGCTTTAAGGTCAACAACTACAAGGGTAACGATACAACAACCTTTACACTGGAGGCAGCATGATAGCAGCAATATATATATCGGGAGTAGTGGTTTCATTATACACATCGGTATGTGTTGTAAATGGAATGAGAAATGCATGGCATGTTGTAAATCACTGCGATTACTATGATTCCTATCCGCAACATAAGCTTGATAGGGCTATATTTTATACCAACTGTATTTTTTCGTGGATTAGCTTTATTAGCCTGCTTATTGTCTATTGGGATAAACAAGTGCATTCATTCTTTAAACCCTTCTATAAATACGGCAAGAAGTGATAACAACGCTAGTATTAAACAGCTTAATTTGTTGGGGTATATACTACGCTACTTTCCCCGGCATGGTATTACACCCGATAGCAAAGAAAGCAGCGGAGAACTTACCTGAGTGGATTACAAACCCGTTATTTGACTGTATCTACTGCATGGCATCCGTTCACAGTTACCTATTCTTTACTTTAGACTTACCTTTGTATTACTGGCCTTTATACGTATTCGCGTTATGTGGCCTGAATGGATGGACTAAAAACTTATTCGATGTTGAGTAGGATTAAACAACTATGGCATAAAGCCCAAGCTAAAAAGGGCATACACAAGTCAGGCAAGCGCGTTAAATACGCCTTTAGCGTAGGCGTAAGGGATTATTACCAGCTAGTTAATGACCTAGACCTGCCGGAGAAACGTTTTGCCTACCTACGCCACTACTACCATGAAATGCAGATGCGTATGAGTAAGGAGGTGCTATTGCAGTTTGTTGAGGCCATGAAAAAGGCCGTTAACCCCGAAAAGGGCAAAGCGGTTGAATTGGGCAAGGTGGATAGGCTACTTGATGAAATTAAAGACCGTACTGAGTGGCTATTTGAGCCTGACAGCTTATATAGGCTTGCCAGTGTAGTTTACTTTACCATGGATGAGGATATCACCGACTATGACGAAAAGCTAAACGAGGCAAAGGTAAAGGCGTTCAAAAAAAAAGGCATGTTATCCCATTTCTTACAGACGCTCACGGACGAACAGAGCGGCTTATTCAATTTATCACCAGACGCTTTAAAGACCTATTCAGATCAGGTAATGGAACTAAGCAGAAAACAATTAGATTTCGCAGGGCAGAGCAAGTAATGGAGATTGAGCAAGCGGATAAAAATTTGTATTTTGCAGCACAAGGGAATGAGATACTAAAAAAGCAACTGGAACAGTACGGTATTTACGAACTGTACAGGTACATAGAGAACTCACAGAGCTATCACGATGCCACGCAAACCAAACGGCAAAAAGATAGCAATGGCAAGAGTAGATGACGTTACGGTACGTTGGCAGGTTGATTCGCGTCAACTGGATAATGCACAGGCGCAATTACAGCGTACTACTAAAGACGTGCGTAAAGCAGAGGACGCAGTAGAAGACCTTAATAGGGACATCAATAAAACAGGTAATGACTTCCAGACGCAGGGCAAAAAGGTATCACAAACAGCGGGTAAATTAGAACAGCAATTTACAGACCTAGCTAAAAGAATTGGTGCCGCATTTGCAATAGAGCGTATTATATCATTTAGTGCAGAAGCGATTAAACTTGCAGCCAATACCGAAACGGTAAGACGCGCCTTTGATAATCTAAACAGGCCAACACTACTAAATGACCTACGTGCAGCAGTAAGAGGGACGGTAAGTGATTTGACGTTAATGCAGAACGCGGTACGGGCCCGTGAATTTGGTATTGCACTTGAAAAACTACCCACGTTCTTCGCCTTTGCTAAACAGCAGTCTGACAAGTTAGGTGTAAGTGTGGATTACCTTGTTGACAGTATTATTAACGGTATTGGTAGGAAGTCTTCACTTGTGCTGGACAACTTAGGTATTAGTGCGACTGATCTTCAGGCTGAATTTAAGCGCACTGGGGATTTCGCACTAGCAGCTGCAAACATTATTGAGCAGAAAATGGGCGATGCTAGCGAAACTGTTGATGGCACCAAAAACGCAATAGACCGATTTAACGCCACGCTAGAGAACACCCAAATAGCGATAGGAACATTACTAGGCCGCGCGGGTTCCGATGGGCTAAACGAGTTAACAGCCGTTTTAAGCGATTTACAGACCATTATAGGCACAATGGCAAGCACTGAACTGCCAGATTGGGTAAAGCAAGTACAATCCATTACAGGCGCGGTAAATACTGCATTAAACCCATTTGCAGCGGCAGTTAAGTTAAATGTCGAGTTGCTATCACTATTGGCTAAAGGTCTTAGGGACAGGCAAACGGGGGCTACACCAGCAATTAAGGAGTTTTACGCAGCATTAGAACAAGCCAATACAGAGGAATCGTTTATAGCCCTAATAGCATTGGCAAGCGATAAAATAAATACATTAAGCGCGGTTGTTGGTGAGAATGATGGGCAGGTAATGGCATGGAAAAAAGCCTTAGAATTTGCCCAAAACGCGCTTTTAGAGTTCCAGAAACAAGCTGAAGACACAACCGAAACAATAGATGATCAAACAGCAGCCTTTGAAGGGGCAAGCGGTAAAATAGAAACCTACCGTGATAAGATGTTTAGGCTTAACGCTGAACTAGCCAAGTTTAATGACCTGCTATGGGCGCAGTCAACCTTAATGACAAGGGTGAATAATGATACCGATGACCTTGTAAAAGCATTTGAGAAGCTAAGATTAGCATCAGAAAAAGCTTTTCAGGGAGAACCGCCGCCAGGCGAATCGGACTTTGAAAAAAGAATACGTAAGACATTAACCTCAATAAACTACCTACAACAAGGTTACGACGTATTACTGCAAGGTATTGCCGTTGCATCACAAAACGCATCACAGCGATTAGCGGACAGCATAGCAGGCCAACAACGCCAATTAGATGAACAGTTCCAACAGGGGTTAATAAGTCAAGAGCGTTATGAAGCCGAACGCCTGCAGCTGGAAAGAGAAAGCGACCAAGCCCGTAGGCAATTACAACAACAACAGGCTAGACAGGAGAAACAACTAAGTATTGCTACCATTTTACTTAATACGGCTGAATCGGTTGTTAGGGCATTAAATACACCACCTGTACCAAACGTAGCAGCAGCAGCAACAGCAGGCGCATTAGGTGCAGCACAGTTAGCTATAGCCAGCGCGGTACAAATACCTGAATTTGCAGAGGGTGTGATAGGCTTACAAGGTCCAGGTACAGAAACAAGCGATAGCATAACAGCCAAGTTAAGCCGTGGTGAATCGGTGATGACAGCAGCGGAAACCAAAGCCCACAGGCCGGTATTAGAAGCCATACGCAATGGTTCATTTGACAAGGAGTACATAAGCATGAAGGCCATAAAAGGCCGCGCTATTGAAGGTGATAGTATTGTGCTAGACACTAAGGAACAGAACAGACTACTCAGGCAAATAATAGCCAGTAATGAGCAGAGTGCAAACAAGATAGTAAGTGGCTTAAAGCAGCCACGTAAACGCCCAGCACGTAAGAAGTATGGAGTTTAGATATACACTGACACATAGCAGCGGTACGCATGTACTAACACAAGACCCAGAGGGGTGGAATGATATAAATATCAAGCTGACCCGCGATGCTGAAACACACGGGATAGATGAGGTTATTGAAGCCCCTTTGCGGTTTAATTGTCAGGGAGCAGGTAAGCAATGGATAGTAAACATAATTGACACCTACGGGGTAGATGAAACCGTAATACTGGATATTGATATTTACTGCGATGGATGGGAACGGCTGTATAGTGGTACGCTTGAATTGATGGGCTACACTAATACCGATGATTACTTTGAATGCAATATAGTACAGGCTGGATTCTTTGAGAAGTTCCTCAATAGGATTGATACTGAAATAGACCTTAGCAGCTTAACGGGCGTTGATGGGCAGGCACTAACCAGCTACACTAAAGCCCCGTTTGACTTTAACCTGCATAGCCGTATATTAAGGTATGGCAGCCAGTGGGGTTACACTGAACCTACTACCGATAGTTTTGCATTTAATGGTACTGGATTTACAGCCCCGTTTGTGCAGGGCAGCTCCGGTAACGTATTGTTTCAGTTTGGGCTAGATGCACCACAAAGGGAACTGCAATACACTACACTAATACCCAGTTACCACGCAAAAAACGTAGCTTTTAATAGTTCCGATGCACTGGTTACAACCGCACTAAGCACCGAGAACAACGAGTTAATACAGACCATTAGCGCGGATATTACTTGGGATATTGAGGGTACATTTAGTGAAGACCGTAGCGGCGGGGCAAATTATACAGGTGGATTCCCAAACGGTATTACTTTTGTTTTAGCATACGGTCAAGATAGAGATAACGTAACAACAGTACCGATGGGCACAATAGCCCCATATTCCGATGCCCTGCCATACAGTACAAACTACAATTTCAGCGGTAGTACAACTATTAACTTAACCCGTGGCGATGCTATTTGGATTTATGCCGTGGGTAGTGGTACGGGTTACGTTATTACAGTAGGTAGCCCAAGCGGTTCGTATCCTACCGTATTTAATTTTGAACACACCACGTTTAACATAAGTCTAGTAAGCGATACCAGCACCGATGCAAGCACTTGTAAGGCTTGGGGCATACATGAGGCATTTAGCCGTACCGTTGAATCTATTACAGGGGAAAGCCAGCCGTTTAGGTCTGAGTTCTTAGGACGCACCAACAGCCAGCCAATAAGCTACGCAAGTAACGGGTGTATGTCTTTTAACGTGCTTACCAACGGGTATAATATCCGCAAGTTCACCGACAGGCCTTTATTCACTTCATTTGAACAGCTATACAACAGCCTGAACGCTATTACACCCGTAGGCTATGGTTATGATAACGGGGTTATACGTGTTGAAGATGCAGGCTATTTTTATGACGATAGTGCAACGGTGTTCAACTTCGAGAACGTAACACTTACCCGTAGCAATGCCAGCGAATACTACACCAGCCAAATAAACATAGGCTTTGACAAGTGGAAAACAGAGGATGTAGGAGGTGTGGATGAAGTAAACACGGTACACCAATATGCCACGCGCATACAAAACAACAAACAAGATTTAGATCTTAACAGCGAACTAGTAACGGGTAGCTATGCCATAGAACACACGCGCAGGCGTAAGGAACTACCTGAAACCGACTGGCAATATGATGAGGACAATTTCCTAATTGCAACGGTACGCAATACCAGCCTAGCCAGTGCAGAGAAAGACGAGAATTTCAGCAGCGTAACAGGCATAATACGCCCCGATACCATTTATAACCTACGCTACACACCAGCACGTAACTTTATAAGGTGGTTGCGAATCATTAACATAGGCTTATACCAGTACACTAGCGACCTTATAACATTTAGGAGTGGTGAGGGGAATATAACAGCGGCAACCACACAAACAGATACTTGCCCAGGGGCATACAATGCTACAAATGTTAGCGAAAGCGGAGATTTTTTCCCCTATGGCGGGGGGTTTAGTTATGAGGTTGAGCCGTTATTCTTACCGGTATTCTTTGAGTTCCAATATCCGCTAAGCTATACGGATTATAAGGTTTTAAGGGATAACAGATATAACCAAGTAACCGTTAACGGCATACGTGCGTTTCTGTTTGATGTTGAGTTTAATATGCCAGATGTAAGCACTATAAAAGTCATTTTAAATTACTAACTTTGTTAGCATGGCAATAGTATTGATACCAAACCAAGTGGTTAGCTTTAATAACGTAGCGGGTTGCTTTATAGACACGCGCACGTACACGGGCAAGGTATCTACTAATGACTGCACAGAGTTTCAGGTGCGCATAACGCCCGAAACGGGAACGGAACTGGTAACAAGCCCTAATTTTGATAGTAGTACAGGCTGGACATTAAGCATAGGATCAGTGATATTTGGCGGCCTTTTGTCTTTAGCACAAAACGGGGCAAATGCACAGCAGACCATAACCACCGAGGCGGGCGGTTATTACAGGCTAACTATTGACATAGAACGTAACTTAGGAACTACACCACTGGCAATATTATTGACCGATGGGGCTACTATAATTTCAGTTACAGCACAGCAAGGCGATGGAGTAACGGGTAGCACTAATTACTATTTTGAGGCCGTGGGAACGTCCACAAACGTTTTTATAGCCAGTGCGCAAAACCAGCTTATTGAGATTCAGAGCGTATCGGTAAAGAAGCTAACTACTATTGATGCAACTGTTGAAACGTGTGACGGTGAATATGTGAGCGATGTTGATGTAATTGAGTACGCAGCCGACTATGCCCATATACGGCATTGCTGGGAGGGTTACGATAACGATTGTTACAGATTTAGCCTAACACCTTTAGGCTTTGAAGGCGAGAACCTGTTTGAAGGTAACGCTTTAACTACTAAGGGCGGTTTTGCCCTTACAACTTTATTAGGTGAACCTATAACTTGGATACCATAATGGCAGAAAAAAAGATAACTGAACTACCTAGCGCGGGCACAAGTCCAACAGACAGCACGCTAGTAATAGGGCAAAACACTCAGACGTACAAATACACGTTTAAGGAGTTTAAAGAGGGTATAATGACCGGATTGCCCTATAAGGCGGCAGACAGTGGCACGTACATTAAACTAAAGCCAGACGGCAATACAAACACCGTAGATGAGGCGGGTGACTGGAAGCTAGGTATTGATAGCGATGGCAACTTTGCCATAGATTACTTTGACGGTACAAGTTGGAAAAACAAGCAAAAATTTAACAAAGGATGAGAAAACTAATTACAGCATTACTGACTATTATAAACCTTACCACGTTTGCACAGGTAGGCAATACCTATCAAATAGGCGGTGTAGGTGATGAGCAGGGTGGCGATACACTAGCCTACTATTACTTTGCCAACAGGGACAGTAACGGGCGTGCAGGTCTGCTAATTCATAACGTAAAAGACAGCCTTTGGATAACGCTAAACGACACCGCTAGGATGTTTAGTAACGTACCGTTTGAGATTAGCGGGCAAATTTTACAAGATAGCATTTTTGCGGACAGCATAAGCACCGCTGCACTACGTAGCGAGCGCGTTTATGTTGGCAACCTGCTAAATACAGGTGTAGTAGGTGGTAATGGTTCAGGTAAGCTAGTAAAAGCGTATTGTGTTAAGTCGATTACATGGTCACACGCTGACAGCCTGCTAACTGATAGCCTGCTGGATGTTTGCTGTAACTACTTTATAACTGATAAGGACGTACTATTGATACCTGCCGACAGTGGCAGCTTTGCAGCTGGTGGATATTACCGTGCTAACCGTAGCGGTACCATTGACTGGGAGGTTATCCAGTATAGCTTTGAAGATAGCCTTATTACCTACCGAGCCGATAAGAACGGAAATGAGGTGTATTGTAGTGTGCTGTTTAACACCTTTACCAACTTGACGGTTCACGATATGTTTTGCTGGGATAATGCAGCAGCGGCTAATGTAACGGTACGTGATGCAGTTTTTGAGTGTGCCAGTGCTACACTTATTAACGTGGAAATCGAGGGCTTTAATCCCGGCTTGGGCGTGTTTAGGGTAATAGAAACCGGAGCGATTAGCATAACCAATAGTAAGCTAGTTGGCTTTAGTGGTGATACTATATTGATTGATAACTGCAACTTTAGCCAAAACACCTTTATTGGGGCGTTGAGTTGTACCATTACCACTATTCAGGATTTTGTGGGTAACCAAGTATATGATGAAAGTTTTATAATAGCAACCGACACAGCCGATGTAGGCGGTAACTTCTTAACGGGCTTTAGTTCTATCCAAGCCAGCGACAGCACAAGGATTAATGGAGCGTTTTTAACCAACGGTAGTAATGCCATACTAACCAACAGGCAAGCATTAAGTAATGCAGAATTGAGCGCGTCCAATGTAACGGGTAGCTGTTTAAGTGGCACTAATGTTTACAGTAGCACAGATGTAAGGGCGGTATATGCTAATATTATAATTGACAGCCTAGCTAACTTAGGACGTATTGACGTGCATGGGAAAAGCGGTAGCCAGACCATAACCTTAGCAGGCTATGGCGATGCTAACATAAGCGGTAGTATGATTAACAGCCAGAACGTAGTATGCACAGGGGGTACGTTTGTAGATATGGTTATTGACCCGATTAGCAGCTTAGATACCTTATTTTTAGACCCTGACAGCATAACCAGCACCAGCACCATAGTTGGTGAATTTCAGATGTACGATGGTACGCAATCGGCTGGGAAGGTAATGCAATCTGATGCGTATGGTAATGCCAGTTGGGTAAATATCTACGGATACGGTGAAATGGGCTTTGGTGATAGCAGTGCAGTAGTAGCCGTAACGCAAAACGTGTGGGAGGTAGTCACCAATGGCAATGAGGATCTTTGGGCAGTTGGTGCTATTGACTTAGTAGGTGTAACCTACACTAATGACAGCCTTATAATTAACAGGGCAGGCACCTATACTATACAGGCACAAGCCAGCCTAACTATGAGCAGCAACAGCCGGGTAAAACTTGGGGTGTATAAAAATGGCAGTTTGCTATGCACTTGCGTTTTACCCGTACATATTGACAATGGAAAATACTCTATTGCCAGTTACTTAGATGTTGCTGAGTTAGCCTTTGGTGATGTTTTGCAGGTAGTAATCATGAATGAAACCGACAGCAACCCCATAACATTTAAAGGCGGTAAGATAGTAATAGACTACAAAGGCACGTAATGGCTAACCAAGTTATAAATACACGCGCTGTAACCTGTACAGCCTGCTACACTTTAGAAGTAGAAGCCACTGACTATGTTAGCGGTACTACTACTTTTGAGTACGGCTATACTGACAGGCTTGGCACGTGGTATAAACTTGGGGATATAGGAACCATTACAGCAAACGGCAACTACACCTTTAACATTGATATTACAGATGACCTAACCGTACCTGCCAGCACTTTGAACGCGCAATGCAGTATTGACGCTGCTACGGGGTTAAGCCGAATGAGCAACTTTGCCATACGTTACAATGACGATGCAGACGTTACACTTAGCTTTGGCGGGTTCTACTTAGACCCGACTTGTGAAAGCGGACAATACACTAGCTACTGCTTTGAGGTGGATAGTGAGAACTGCACTATACTACTACAATGGAGCAATGATAAGAACGCTTTTGGTTTTAACTATGTAGACTTTGACTTTACTCAAAGCCTACGGGTTAACGGGCAGGTATGGTTCCCGCGATACCTTGAAGAGAACAACCAGTACACAGGAAGCACAGGCGTAAACACTATTGTAAGTGCTACTAACTACAAAGTAAATGAGGTGCGCATAGACGAATTACCTGAGTATATCCACGATGCTATAAGGCTTGGTAGGATTCACAGGTTCTTCACTATTGACGGAATAGAATACGTTGCTTTACCGGGCGAATACGCGCCAGATTGGGATGCTTACAGGCCTATGGCTACGGCTACCTTTGAGGTGCGTAAAAAGACCGAGAACAACGAGAACGATAATTGTTAGCTATCTAGGCACGGTACGGCCTAAACAGTCCATGTTTTTTAACCATTTTAAAAAGGAGGTTTCCAATGGCAATTTATTGCGACAATGTCCCCGACTTTGTGCTTGATGCCTGTGCGACCGAAAAAGGTAGAATAACGGCTGTTGCTTATATCCGTAGTGATTTTGAGTTTACAGACCCTACCGATGCCAACGAATGGCAGACCGGAATAGATGCCGGACAAATTAAGATTATCAAGAAAGTACGTGGTGCCAAACCAGTGGCCACACCTACTGAGATTGACGGCTTTGGTTTGTCGCGTACTAAGACGGTTGGTTTTGACCGCACGGCAGATTACGCGCATGAGAACGTTGAGGGCAATGAGGACTTCTACGATGTGTTGAACTTCGATAACTCGCACCGTTTTGCTTTTGTTACCGCTGATGATAAGGTCTGGATAGGCGATTCAGCAGTGGCTAACATTAACGCTGACAGTGTAGTTGAGGAGGGTTTGGATTCTATTGTTTACTGGCAAGTGTCAGTACAGTGGAGTTCAAACGTGATACACAAAGCGTATGACATCCCGACCGGGATATTTACCTAACCAAAAAGCACCCCGTATGCCCCGTAAGGCAGAGGGGTGCAATCCTTTACATTATGATTCTCACAATAGCAATAGGAAAGAAAGAATACGGTCAAATGGCTTTTAACCTAGCCGTAACGCTTAAAAAGCATAGCGACCTACCCATAAGCGTAATAACAGACGATAACGCATTAAAAGGCATACCAGAGGCCGATATGTGGGTATTTGACCAGATAATACACACCACCGAGAAAAACCCGTTTAAACTTAAGTGCTACCTAAACGAGTTAACACCATACCCGTACACCATATTCGTTGATGCCGATTGCGTTTTTTTACAAGAGCCTAACCTAAAAGCCAGCCTGCATATTGAGGGTATTGATGAGCCGTTATATTGGGCAACAGCAGACGCTATTAAAGACCATTACAAGGTAGACACTAAAGGCATTAACACGAGCCTGATAGCTTGGAAAACCAGCAAAGCTAATGATAAGTTTTTTACAGCAGCACAAAAGGCATACGACAACCCCATGCCTAAGTATAAACACATAGGCGGGTGGTATCCTGATGAAATACCGTTTGCAGTTGCAGCGGCTAAAAAGAAACTAGCCAGCCCCGTAGTGTTCCACCATAGCGACAAGAAATACAGGCTAGGTGATGCTAAAGGCTACACCGTACTGAGCATGAACGGCAAGATGTCACCTTATGACCCGATGGTAAGACATTACAATATGATTGCTAAAAGTGCCAGTTTAGATTTTGGCCTAGCGCATTACCCATTTAAACCCAATGCAAAGGTGTTCAAATGAGAATCAACATTTTTACAGCCCTTAACGGTGTAGGCTTGCAGAGGGATGCGTACATACTTGAACAAGCATTACAGGGGCATGAGATTACCATAGTAGACCTGAATAAAACACCACGCCCGAAACGTGCAGACGCTAACATATTCTGCGAAATTATAAAGCCCAACTTTTTAAAGATAGCCCCAAAGAACTACTTTATACCAAACCCCGAATGGTTTATGATGGGTTGGCAGCCGTACCTAAAGCGGATGGAAATCCTGAATAAGACTAGGTTAAGCCAACGGGCATTTGGTGGTGAGTATATCGGGTTTACTAGTTTAGACTTTTACCAGCCTAACAAGGTTAACAGGTGGGCACACTTTAGCGGTAAAAGCAGTTACAAAGGCACTGAGGCACTTATTGACGCATGGAAGCCCGAATATCCAGAACTGGTAATAAAGCGCGACAGGAATCAGATAAAGGTGCAGAAAAAGAATATCAGTTACCAGTTTGCCCGATTACCTGAAGAGCAATTCCAAAAGTACTTTGGTGAAACGCTGGTGCACTTTTGCCCGTCAATAGCAGAGGGGTGGGGTCATTACATTTGGGAGGCTATGGGCGCGGGTAGCGTAGTAGTTACAACAGATGGCGCGCCCATGAATGAGTACATAGATGATGATAGGCTACTGGTAAAGACTAAAGGCTACGCGGTACTCAATAAAGGTATTAAACACACTATTGACGTTAAAGACCTGCAAAGGGTAGTAGATGGCTTGATGGGTTTAGATCAAAGCGAACTAATACAAATAGGCCAACAGAACAGGCAAACATACTTAGATAATGATAAAAGGTTTACGGAAAGAATTAGAAGCGTTTTCGCGTGATATACTGATAACAGGACACCCGCGCAGCGGTACGGGTTACTGTGCAAAGTTATTGCATCATAACGGGCTAGATGTACCCCATGAGCAAATAGGAGGTATGGGTACAAGTAACTGGCAGTTTGCCGTGGATAGTAAAAACATACCTTTTAGCTTTGACGGCATACAGCCTGTACAATGCAACTTTATACACCGTATTCAGGTGGTGCGTAACCCTGTTAAATGTATTGCCAGTGTGTTTTATACCGAACATGGCAGCGAATATTTTAGGGATAGCTATTTGATGCTAACGGGCAACCGAATGGAGCGGGCGGTGCGTAGCGTTATAACGTGGAATACGATGCACAAGGATAGGGCAGACCTGATATTTAAGCTAGAGCAACCCGAACAGTTATTAGAGTACCTTAAAGGGCATGGCTACTTAAATACTTATGAGGTGTTAACAGAGCCAGTAAACACGCGCCCGCATGACGATTTAGATTTAGATTTTATTAGGGCTTGGGTAGACCCTGAAATATACGGTAATTTGCTTAACTTTATAGCATGGTACAAAAAAATATAGGGAACATTACGCTGTACTTAGATGACCCTGCAATAGCAGATGAGATGGGTAGCGGGTTTTATGAGCCGTGGTTACTAGATTTCATTAAGGCTAATGTAAGCGGTGGAACGTGGATAGATTGCGGGGCTAACTTTGGCAATCATACGGTATGGTTTGATAAGCATTGTTATAATACCAAGGTAGTAGCTATCGAACCTATGCCTGAAAACCTAGAGTACCTGCAACGTAATGTAAGTGTAAATGATTGCAGTAAAACCCGAATAGTAAAAGCAGCGGTAAGCGATAGGAAGGGCAAAGGTGAAGCAGTACGCATAGGCCGTAAAAGCCAATACAAGGTACAGGAAGGGCGCGGTGCTATTCAGGTGATAACTATTGACAGTTTGAAGTTACGCGATGTTAGGCTAATTAAAATGGATGTGGAAGGGCATGAGATGGCAGCCTTAAAAGGTGCGCACGATACTATCAAGAAATACAAGCCTGAGTTATTTATTGAAATATGGCATGACCTTGACAAGTTCCAGCAGCATTTAAGCCAGTACGGTTATGAGGTTAAGCAACGCTATTGCCATGCACCCGTTTATCATTTTTCAACTAAAGACTTTCCGAGGTTATTGAAATGAAAGTAGTACTGATACCCGTATTTAGGAGGCCTGAGTTCTTGACCGTGTGTTTAGAGTACATACGGGCGGCTACCTATTGCGATAACTACCACTACATTTTTTTATGTGATTTCGGGTATAGCCGCGATAACCTCAACGTAATAAACCAGTTCCCTTTAAGTAAGGAGATAATAAAGCGCGGCAAGCACAAGTTTAAACCCATTACTAAGCAATCATACAACTTATTGGAGGGCTACCGTTACGCGGTTGAGTTAGGTGCGGAAAAAGTGTACCTAATTGAAGATGATATCTTCATTGCTAATGACTTTTTTAAGTGGCATGAGCAGGCACAGCAACTGCACCCGCTGACCATAGCCACAGCCAACAACAACACCAAGTTTGAGGTAAGTAATGACCTTACTAAATGGTATTTGGGGGCTAATGCAGACTATCAAAGTTTAGGGGTATGTTGGGATGCGGAGTTACTCAAAGAACTGGTATTACCACACGCTAATGATAACTACTATAAAGACCCCGTAGGCTACTGTATTAAGCACTTGCCGGGCAATATTATTGGTAGGCACTTTGTAGAACAGGATGGCCTAATAAGGCGGTGCATACAGGATAAAGTACAGGCACTATTTCCACATGTACCCCGTGCGTTCCATGCAGGTTTTATAGGTTACAACAGGCGCGGGCGCAAGCCAGAGGGCGTAACGGTTGACCAGAAAGCAAGGAGGGTAAAAGAAATAGCAGCAGACCCCGAACTTATGAAACGGTACGTAGAACGGCCAGAGTATTATGAAGACAGCAAGCCTATCAACTTAATAAATGAAAATTGGGAACAGTTATGTATATAGATTTTACAGACCAAGAACAGGCCACAAGTTACCTGTCTTACATTATAGACGGCAACAAGCACAGTTACTACGACTACACCGTAGAACATGCCGCTGAAATGAGCGTGCATATTAAGGGTGACCAGCCGGGTGCATTGCTTAATGATTACAGGCCAAACGAGCCAGCGGAAATACATGACTACCGATTAAGGATATGGCAGCCTATTACTAAGTCAAGCAGCAAACGCGCTATTAGTGTTATCCAACGTATCAACAATAGCAGGTATTATAGCATTGACTTCCCACCACAGCCGGACAGCATTACCGATACACTGGAAACGTATCTAACAACTAGCTACCCGCGTTTTGATAGTTTGATACACTGGCTGTTTGATGTGGCACTTAAGGATATGCTAAATGACCCAAATGGGGTAGTAGCGGTATTGCCTATTGATTTGGATGTACCGGATAATGAGTATTACCAGCCTTATACGTTTTGCTACCGTAGTGACCAAGTAATTGACAAGGGCGAAAACTACTACACGATACTATTGGATGAGAAAAGCCCCGTTAAAGTGGGACAGGTTGAGAAACTGGAAGGTAATATTTACTACGTATTTACCGAAAAGCAGCTTATTGAGTTTAGGCAGGTAGGCGTAAAAGCGGACGATAAATATGAACAAACAACCCTGCTAACCTATAATTTAAGTGACCCGCCTGTATTTGAACTGGGTGGTGAATACGTGTCGGGTACATACCCCATGATCTATGAATCATTTATGAGTGGCATTTTACCGTTCTGGAATGATGCTGTACGTGAGTATTCGGATAAGCAAGCCAACTTTGTACAGCATGTGTACTTAGAGCGTGTAGAAATGCAGGTGCGCTGTGATAACAGGGGGTGTATGCCACAAGATGAATTACAGGGCATGTACGGCATTAAAAGCGGTGACGGTTGCAAAGTGTGTGAGCGATGCAGTGGCACAGGCTACATAAGCGGACGCAGCCCTTATGGTATTACCGTTGTTAAGGACAAAGATTGGACTGAGGCACAAGAAAAACAGGAGTTCCCCGGCGTAACCTATATTGACAAGCCTACCGAAATAGTAACCCTATTGACCGATGACATTAAGGAGTTGATAAAGAAAGGCTTTGAAGCTATCAATATGGACATACTTAATGAAGTTGGGGAAAACCAAAGCGGGGTAGCTAAGACCATAGACCGGAGCGACTTAGATGCGTTCCTGCTATCCATATCAAACAGGCTGTTTAATATTTACAGTATGGCAGCCTACTACATAGGCTATTTTAGGTATAGCAACGTATTGCAGGACTGGCAGGATTACCTACCAGATGTAAACAAGCCTACCAACTTTGATGTGCTTACCAGTGGCATGTTAGCAGATATTTTACAGGCGGCAAAACAAGCCAAACTAAACCCGCACTTGATTGACGAACTGGAAAAAGACTATGTTAATAAGCAGTTTGGAAGCAACGAGAAACTAAGGCGTAAACACACCTTGTACATTGAACTTGACCCGCTAAGTAATGTAAGTGAAGAGGATAAATACACTCGTTTAATAAATGGTGGTATCACCCGAACGGACTACATAGTGAGTTCAAATATCAAGCAGTTTGTTAACCGTGCTTTACAGGAGCAAGACTTTTTGGAACTTGAAAGGTCTGAGCAGTTAGCGATATTGCGCGGGTATGCAAGTGAGCAAGTGCAGAACATAGCACCGATACCAAACAGGGGTGAAGATGGCCAGTAATAAGGAACTAATAAAGGGAACGCTTGATATAGCAGATGAGGCTGCCGATAACTTTGACAGTAAGATACCCGCTATACAGCGTAGCTTATTTAATAAGATACTAGCAAGAACCAAAGACCTAAAGCTGGATAACAACGGGCGGGTAAAACAGACACTTGAAAACAACCGTATTATATTGGCCGTGCAAAAGGATATTAAGGATATACTTGAAAGCACCAACTACACACGGGCGGTTCAGCAGTTTGTAAAGACCTATGACCGACTAGCGGACATTAATAACAAGTGGGCTAAAACAGTAGATAAAGATGCCATCTGAAAAGCTATTAGCTGAGGCTAAAGATTATGCAGTACAAAAGACCCTGTTCGACTTATTGGGTGCTGGTGTAGATAGTGCGTTTGTGCAGCCCGTAGTTGAGCAGTTCCGTAACATTATTAATGTAGGTGGTGATTATGAGAACCTAGTTGAAGAACTACGGCTATTAATCGAGGGTAGCCCCGAACGTTTGGGCGTGTTAGAACGATACACCAAACAAGTAAACAAAGATGCTATAAGCCAGTTTAACAGCAACTACAATAAACTAGTGACCGCTGACTTGGGATTGCAGTTTGCCCAATACGTAGGTGGCCGCAAAAAAGACACAAGAGAATTTTGTATACACTACCGACAAAAGTTTTTCCATAATGAAGAAGTAAGGTTATTAGGTGAAGGTATTGACCCGATAACAGGCAATCAATTAACAGGTGCTATGCTGAAGGGTCGCATACCATTTACAGACGGTAGCAGCATTTGGACATACAGGGGCGGCTATAATTGTGAGCATTTTTTTGTTGGTGTTGAGACTATATTTGTACCGAAAGACGTAGTGATGCGGGCAATAAATAAAGGGTACTATACACCAAGTAAGGCGGTTAAGGAACATTTTGGTATTTAATAACTTTATTAGTATATTGCAAGGAAATTTAGCATCATGGAAACTATACTTATTAGTAATGGTCAAAAGACCGTAGAAGTAGTGCGCCAAGTCTTTAATGCGTACCCCAATATATTTGAGGGCTTTGAACCGGTGGAACAAGAGAGGGCGGTTCAGGGTTCTCAAAACCAGCCTGAAAAAGATATTCAGGATTACAAAAAAGCAGAAATAGTAAGCCTGCTTAAACAGGAAGATATTAAGTTTAATCCACAAGATAGTAAAGCATCATTAATCGAATTGTATGAATCCACAAGATCTAATTAAAGAAATAGCCCAAAGCGCGGGCGTAGAAAACTTTGAGTTTGGTGAAGATAACACCATACCAGAGGAAGTAGTAAGTGCTATCAAAAGCAATCTTATTACACCTGACAGCGCAAAGAATAACCCCGATGTTGCTAAACACTTTAAGGGGCAATACTTGGGTACTGTTAACCGTGAGCTGGAGAAGTTCCTGAAAGATACCGGGATTGATGAAGGTAAAGTAGGTGAACTAAACAACGAGCCTGACACGCTAAAAAGGCTACGGGCTGGCATGAGTGTTTACGCTGAACACCTAAAGAACACACCAGACAAAAAGGTGAGCGAAAAAGAAAAGGAATTAGCCGAAAAGCTAAACAGCCTGCAAGCCCAGCTAAGTGAAACGCAAAGCACCTGGCAGCAGAAGTTGAGCGCAAAAGAGCAGGAGTTTGAAAACGAGCGTGTGAACTTTGCCGTTAACAGCAAGCTAAACAGCTACCAATTCAGCGAGGCATACCCAGTTGAGGATGTAAAGCTTTTGATAGGTAGCAAGCTGAACAACAGCCCGTATGTGTTTAAGCGCAATGGCGATAAGGTAGGCGTGTTCCAAAAGGATAACCCCGAACTTGAAGCATACGAGGGAACTAAAAAACTGGAACTAGAGGACGTGCTGAATAAGTTTGTTGAGCCGTATTTAAAGAAAAGCAATCCAACAGAAAAGAAGGATAAAATTGTGCATGATACAAGAAAAAGACCTACCTTTACATTTGGTGGGCATGCACAGCCCCAAAGATAGCTGACATATTAGGTTTGGCAACCTAAACAAGCCGCAGTAGGCAGGATGGCCTAAACAACCGACTTTTTTTAATTTAAAACAAAGGAGGTATATCATGGCCTATAATAACAACGGCTCATATACTGCTGGCTTGTGCGAAGCTATATTAACGTCACTAAGTCAGCACAGCGGGGCTAACAACCCCATGACTAAACGTACGCCAGTGGGCTACGTAGAGTCTCTTATTTCACCTTTCAACTTTGCCGATGGTGTTCAGGTAATACCAGTGCAGGTAGGTACTAAATTACGTCAAGTGCGTATTAAGTACATGACCCGCGCCACTGAGGACATTATCAGTGACACCCGCAGTGAAGATTGTACGTTTGACTACTACGATGACTTTGTAGAAGAAACCGTTACACTTCAAGAGTACGCTGAGGTTGTTTGGGCATTGGATAAATACGACATGCGCGATATTTGCGAAAGCCCAGATGAGATGGTAAGCATGACTCTGCAAAACAAGATTGATGCTTTGATTAAGAACATCAACAAGCGTTTGTTAGCCAAACAAGCCCTGAACTTCGGTACTAATATCCGTACAGGTAGCGCGGCTGCAACAGATGTACAGGTTTTGACTTCAACAAGTGCAGCCGACCAAGTAGGCTTGCAAGACTTGATTCAGGACTACACTGAGTACAACCAGTATGCAGGTACGCCTATTCTTGTAGGCTCTGGTAATATTGCACGTGCTTTGGCTACCATTGAAACCGGATGCTGTAACCAAGAAGGTGTTGACATGCTTGCATTGTCTAACACGCTTGGCTTTAGCTACTTTTTGGACACTACAATACAAGGTGTATTGGGTTCTAATCAGTTTGCTATATTGGCACCTGGCACTACTCACTTCTTGGGCTGGAATGAATATGAAGGTTACAATGTGACCAACTTCCCTACCAGTTCTACTACTACTATCGTTGACCCTCGTACAGGGCTTGACCTTGACTTCAAACTGGTTTACGATGAGTGTAAAGAGAAGTGGTTCCTGAAGTTGAGCAAGCACTTTGACTTGTTTACCCAGCCAGCAGACGCAATGGATGCTAGTGATGAACTGTACGGTACTACTGGTACTTTGCGTTACACTGCTACTAAAGCGTCTTAATGGATTGTCTTAAGATAATTGGTTTGCGTGGGATTTGTGATGCTGAAACCCGGTTGGTCGTTAATGACCTTCCGGGCATCAGCCTCAAAATGGTATCTAACCTGACAGATGACCAGAAGGCAAGCTTTGCCGATGTTTGGGAGTCAGTACAGAACAATGCCGTTAATGAGGTTATGGCTGACCTATTGCCACACCTTGCTAAATACATGCGACCAGATACGCTTATTGACAACTACCAGACCAGCTACATTGATACGCCTTATCAAGATGTTGACGCGTCGGCAGAATGGAAGGGTGTGGCTTTGGAGCATTGGGGTAGCAAGTATGCACGCTTTGTTATTAATGACGTGCAGTTATACGCCGACAGTGCAGGTAGTTATACCGTTAAGATATTTGACTACAATGACGGGCGCGAATTAGATGCGTTTACAGGCACATTAGCAGCAGGGCTTAACACTATTACCATTAACAAAAGTTACGACATACAGGGGCAAAAGAAACGGCTATTTATAGCCTATGATGGCACAAGCATTGACAGCAAAAAAACAGCCATGCTACCCTATTCGTTTACCAACATACAAGGCGGTAAGGTAGCACTAGCAACAACCCCGATAAGGGAAAATATAGACTTTGGTAGTAACACATTTGGGTTGAGCGTTAACTTCAATTTAGAATGCAGTTTGGAGTTATTCGCCTGCCAATATAGGGAACTGCTAAAGCAGGCTTTATGGTACAAGCATGGCGATAGCCTATTAATGTTCAGGCTTGCCAGCGACCGTATCAACCAATACACTTTAGTAGGCACTGAGCAAGCTAAAGAACTACGGGAGTTGTACCACGCTAAATATGAAAAGTCACTTAATGCAGTGTTAGACAGCATCAGTGCAAAGGCTGGTGATGACTGCTTTATTTGTGATAATCAACGAACCTTTAAATACAATTTGCCATGAAACAATGCAGCGCATGTGGTAAGAAAAAGAACACCTACAAGCCTAAAGGCCGTACACCAGTTAGGGTAAGTTCAAATGATTTCCGTAAGAATAAGTACGGTATCAAAAAGTGACTTGGCAGGAGTACAGCAGGTTAATGGAGGGCAAGCTACAAAAGCTAAAACAGCTAGATCAGTTTGCGCTAACAGCGGTAAATAATGTGTACCGTGAACAGTTAACCCGTGTATTTGTGGACGGCAAGAAAAGCAACAACAGCCCTATGGGTACTTACAGCGAAAAGTACAGGGAGTTGAAGCGTAAAAAAATAGGTACAGGCGGCAAGGTAGACCTAGTACTTACTAGCCAGTTTAGAGCGGCCTTTGGACTGGATAACCGTAAGAATGAAATAGTATTAGGGTTTCAAAATGCCAGCCGTAGGAACTTAAGCGGGGGTGCAGCCAAAGTGCAGAATAGTGAAATAAGGCGGTATAATGAAGATAGGTACGGGGTGATATTTGATATGACAGACAGCGAATATAGTAACGCACAAAAGGCCATCGCATTTAGAATAAACGAAATAATTAGTGAATAGGTTAACGTACATAATAGACTTAATAGATACCGAGGTAGCCGCCAAGCTAGCCTATAAGGATGTTAGTGCTAATGGTATTGTAAGACGTGAACCTAAAGCTGGTCAAACGATCATATACAAGTATAAGGGTGAAGCCATTGTATTTAATGACGTGCCAGGCATAAGCACTTACCACCGGGTAATTGATGTTAGTGAGGTTAGGAACTTAGATAGCGGCTACGGTAGTGAGTTATTAAAAGAACAGACCTACCGGATGCGTTACGTGATGTATGGTGACCAGACGCGGGTAAATGACATTTGTGATGACTATAACTACCAGTTAGCAGATGAGGTGGGCGGGTTTATACCTAATACATTTAGCAGCGTTAATACGGCAGCTATTGAGGCTAAAAGCGTAGTTATCAATATCAGTAGAACCGATTATGACAGGGTGCGGGTATTTAGGGATGAATTGCCAGACAATGAGTTTAACCTAAGTGATACTGATATACTGTTTGCTATTGAGTACGACCTTACGATAAGGTATTTAGCGCAATGTACTACGGTGGACTGCGACCCTGTATATCCGGTAGTAACCATAACAGACGGAACGCAAACGGTAGAACTACGCGCCCCTAATGCCTATACATGCTCAACGGAGTGTGAAGATGGTACGGTGAACATCACTAACTCACTTGGTACTACGCTATATAGTAAAGAGGTAGCCAGCGGTGGAACAGTAACCCAACAGGTTGCTGACCAGACAGCACAGGGCACCACAGGATCGGGCACTATAACGTTTCCAGCCAACACCACAGGAACTATACCCGATGTAGACTATACCGATAGTGACGGCAGCGCAGCCAGCGTACCTTATGGCACTTCACTAGTATGTACACCTTCAAAAGACCTTGCAGATTACACCTGCGTAGAACTAAATGACGGCTTGACCATTGCTCAAAAAGAACTATTGCAGGGCATTTACCCCATTAAAACAGGGCAAACGTTTAGCATAGTAGCCGGAGATGATGGTGACTTGCAAAACGGTAGACCTGAACCCGCATTTCAAACACTGGGCTGCGATAACTCAGCCCGCTTTGTGCAGTACAGTGCAAACATCATTTGGGACAAAGAAACAGACTTAATTTGGACGGCATCATTACAATCTGCTGCACTATTTGCCAATCAAATTACAAACGCAGATACCGCTGTAATTGATGGTATTACTAATTGGATATTGCCTAATAAAGCAGAATATGAAAGCGTGCTGGCCTATAAAGAAAAGCCGCTGGTAAATGGAGCATGGAATATAGACCAAGGCAACAGCAACATCAACTTAATGACCTCAACAACGTTGCAAAACTTAGGACTTAGTTATTTCAGCATCCGTATCATTAGAACTGGTGGAGGTGGTCATTATGAATACCGTGACGGTGTTATTTCAACTACACCCCTGGAAACACTTTACTGTAGAAAAAGACCGATATGATAAACGAAACAATATACAGCATACCTAGTATTACCCTTGATGGGGTAGTGCATACTAATGTTTACGCCCGCGTGGGCATGGTATTATTTAATGGGCAGCAGCTTACTGGTCAGGTAACCTTACAGATAAGTAATAATCAAAACTTTGAGTTTGGCAAAGTGTATCAAATACCCATTGAATGGAATGAAAGTAACCCGGAATTAGCAGCTATTACCCAGCTATTGCAAGGCGTAGTAGCTGGTGCATTGCCTAACGCAACAATAGTAGGCAATGAGTAACTGGCTAAATAAACAGGATATACGGGTAATACTAGCCCTCACATGGAGTGGCTTTAGTATGCTGTATTTAGTAGGCATAACCTTTACTGAGATACCTAAAGAGAATATGCGGGTAGTAGATACCGTATTGGGGTTCGTATTGGGAACCATAGTAGCTACGATCATAGCCTATTACTTTGGTAGTAGCAAAGGAAGTGCAGATAAGAATGATATGATAAATGGCAAGACACCTAACACATAAGCCGGACGCTAACCAGAGCGAGATAATAGACGGGCTACGTAGCTTGGGGGCTACTGTGGTAAGCCTGTCTAATGTCGGTGGTGGATGTCCAGATATAGTGATAGGTTATAAAGGTGTTAACTACCTTGTTGAGATTAAGGACGGAAATAAGCCACCTAGCCAACAAAAGTTAAGAGCGAAGCAGCAAGCATTTTTTGATAGATGGAAAGGACAAGTAAAGGTAGCAACGAGCTTGGACGAATGTTTAAAAGTTATCGGATGGAATCAATGAAAGAACACCCCATAGGCTACCTAGTATTTAGCATGACCTTAATGCTTCAATCTTTTGTGCCTAATGGATGGGTAGAACTGGTATGGAAGGCAAATGAAACCATGCAACTCATTACACCTAGTTTGCAGTTTTTTGGACTTATAGTAGGTCTACTAATCAGCTACCAAATATGGCGTAATTACAGGCTTAAGAACAAGGCTTTAGAGCAGAGCGAAAAATAAATTTTCATCTTTTTTCTTGTTAGTGTTTGCATATTCCAATTAAGTTTGTATCTTTGAGGTATAACCTTAAAACAAACAATTATGACAACCGAAATCAAAAAGCTTAAATCAATTTATGACGTTAAATTCTCCTCTTCTGATGAGTTCTATTGGTTCGACGAGAATTGCCTACGCGAATCGAACGACACATTTAGGAGGATTTTTCCCAATAGCATGGTTACTGATGAGGAATTGAACTTCTTTCGCGAGCAAATTATGCTTGCCTAAACAAGTAAGCCGTCTAGGAGCATGGCAGGGGTTCGACTCCCCTGCACGGTTCTAACCTTAAAACAAACAGACATGAGTACAACAAACAAACTTAAATTTGAATTTGCAGTAGCTACCAACGTAACTGAGTACGCTAAAAAGCATTTCCCGCATTACGAAGGCTACCACAGTATTTACGTATGCCTTGATGTTTGGGATTACCACATTTACCGAATACTGGAAGGATACAATGCTGAATATGAAAAAGAGGAAGGTAGCATACTTGTTGAGCATGAAAAAATAGAAAAGCCATACAGGGATGCTGGCTTGGATATGAAGATATTGCATGACGTTTTAGATGAAGATATGGGTTTAGGAAATTGGAGTGTAGAGCAAGCATTTGACATTGCCGATGCTGTTGATATGATTGACGGTGGATTTGGTGTTAACTAATTACTGATTTATCCGTATATTAGCGTAAACATTTAAAACACAAGTTATGTTACTAGCACAGATTGGATTCTTTACATC